CTTACCTGCTTTCTTAACCTTTGCTTCTGTTGTAGATGTTGTAAGTACTGTTGTACCCATAGCAACACCTTCTGCTACATCTTCTGCGTCACCAATATCATTGACATTCACATAGGTTCGCTAATTCCTATGCCGTTCTCTAACGAACTGCTATACATTACTGCATAGATTAGACTATATCTTCAACTTTTGGTAATAAAAAAAGATGTGCTTTTGCACATCTTAAAGTTGCTCTCCATTTCCACACGCTTGTGTGTACTCCCTTTCGGGATAGTCGTTGAACCTTACATATTTAACAAGAAATTATCTAACTGCCTTTTAGCTTTATCGTTCCTTATCCACCAATAAGGAATTCTTAATAATGGAATGTTATGTTCTCTGCAATATTCATTTTTTATTTCATCGTGCTTCTTGGTCATTTCGTAGCTAAATATTGACCTGCTAGAAAAATGCTGAATACCGTCAAATTCCACAAGCCTAATTTCTCCATTTTGAAAAACAGCAAAATCAAACGGTAGTGGTAATGTATCTTTGCAATCAATAAATTTATATTGTTGAGAATACTTTAATCCATTTTCTTTTAGATATTCGCTAATGAACAACTCTCCTTTAGAAATCATACATTTAGGACACCTTTCTTCTCTTAAAAGGTCTTTAGGAATCACTTCCCATTCATATCCGCATATATGTTTTACTTTTATAGGTGTCCTGTTATTGACATATTCTCCCATAATTGTATATTTCCCGGGATATTTTGTTTCAATTTCATCAATAAATTTACTTGTATCTTTCATTCCGTGACATATAGGACAACCGCTTCCTTGTAACAAGTTTCCAGCATTCACTTTGTATCTATGATTGCACTTAAGATTTATCACATCAATTTTGCTATTAACTCCATTGTAGTCTCCCACAACTTTAATCCAATCAATTCCTTTACCTCTCAAATCCTTTTCGTATCTTTCTTTAGTTTTAGTTTTTGAAATTGATATTGATTTTCCCTTACACTTTCCGCAACCTTGATGTGCTAAAAGCTTGATAGGTGCTTTCATTTCAGAATGCCCGCATTTTTTGTATTTGACAAGTATCTTTTCTTTATTGTTTTTATACTTCCCTAACACTTCCAATGTGTTGCCATATATATCGTTTATTTCTTTTTTAAATTGTTCATCAGTTTTTCTTTTCATTTTCGTTCCTCCGTATTTGCATTATATCATATATTGCACAACATATCAATACTTTGGAACTATATGTTAAATATGTCTTGGTTGCTGATTGTCCTAAAGTTGTGACATTTCTTTAGGAGTTTCCAGCAGTTAAAAGAGTTTTCGATAACTGTTACCAGTTAAAGGCGCATATATGTTTACGCATACTTTGGCACAACGATTGTGCTTCCCGGTCTGCCTACAAGTGTTGTATCAACTCTTGCGATAGGTGAGAACTTAATCTTCTTTGGTAACTTAGCTGATACCATATCAGCCATTACCTGTGGGTCTACTAAATTTGCTAACTTAGTCTGTGGCATAGTTTATTTACCTCCATTTTCTACTCTGTGAACTTCTTATAAAGTTCTGGATTCTTATTTTTGAACTCCACTCTTTCGTGGTAATTCATCTTGTTAAACTGTTCCTGTGTTATCGTGCTTTCTTCTCCACCGCCTGCATTAATAGCCGGTCTTGATTTAAGCCACTCTGCCTTAGCTTCTTTAACCTGTCTTTGCACTTCATTGGCAATTACAGTTGCTATAAGGCTATGGTCTGCATCTGCAACCGCCTCAATCAAAGAATCAATATCCTTTCCATCGCCTATAACTTTCTGATAAGCATTGACAGCTTTCATATGATTAAGTTCTTTGCTCATGTTCTCGAACTTTTCAGCCTGCAACTTTTCAGCTTCTGCCTTTGCTTCCGCTTCCTGTTCTTCTGCTGTCTGCTTCGAGCGAAGTTCTTTCTTGTACTTAGCTGCTTCTGAACTGGCTTTATCGGAAGCATTCTTATACTTCTCTTTTTCAGCTCTTTCACTAGCAAGCTGCGCCATAAGTTCTTCTACGCTAGGTGTCTGCTCTTCGTTCTGTGGCTCATTGTTAGTTGTTGGTTCTGTTGTTGTGTTAATTACATCTGCCATAATTTCTTTACCTCTGCTTTCTGCGTTTTTTGTTGTTCTCTCAACTTCTTGCGATATTTGTATTGCCCTTTCTCTAGGACATATAAAAAGCCACAAGGCATTTCTACCCTGTGGCTCAATATCAATTTATTTATCAGTTCTGCTCTTATCTATAACTGGACTATTTTCTGTCTGGTCTGATAAGTCTTGCATTGTGCGGTCTTTGTTAGGCGATTGTTCGCCATCTCCGCCCTCTGCTTGGTTCTGTGTGTCTTTGTTAATTATGCTGTCTTGATATGCCTTAACCATTTCTCCGCTTCTTGCTACAACATCGTTAGGGTCATCAAAAAATGGAATTGCATCAACTGTATCTTTAAGACTAAATCCGTGGCTTATCAATGTCGCCATAGCGTTAACCTTAGTTGACATTTCATAAGTTTTTTGTCGCTTAATGTTAGGCTTTACATCTCTTGCCCTTAATTTAAGTAATGGATTACTGCTATTAACATTGTTTGACAGCTTAATAGCCGCAAGAACAACTTTTATCTCTTCCATTTTGCAGCCATCTGTAATCAGTTGTTGCTTTGCCGCCGCTGTTTCTGCTTGTGACCAGCCTGTTGCGTCCGACATTGCAACTCCTGTACTTCCACCGCTATTATCATTTCGTTGTGGCACATTGCATTTCTGCAAGATTATCTGTCGCCTTGATTGGATATTATTAAGCATACCTGTGTAATCGTAATTGATTGCAAGTGGCTCAACTATTGGAGTTTTGCCATCTGCTGATGTGTAGGTCTGCATCCATTCTCCAGATTTTGGCTTTCTTACTTTTTCAGTAATGCGTTGCGTTCCATCTTTATCAACTGTTGTTTCCTGTTCAACCGGGAAATCAACATCATTTGTATGCCATACTGCCTGTGTATTCTGTTCGACATCATTCGTGAAATCTGAAATGAGTAGGTTTAAGTTATCCATTTCAGATATTTGCCGTTCAAAACATCCCATTCTATCAAATGACCTTGTATATTCAATAATAGGGATTTTATGTAATGGGTTCTCTTCCCCACTTCTCTCTAAAAATCCCCATTTTGTTTTTCCTTTTTCTGGTCCGTTAGTGATTTTTATTCCGTCGGTAATTTCATAGCGAATATCTTTTGTAAAACAGGTGTAATATCTTGTACCGCTATGTTTGTCTTTGATATAAGTACCTGCAAGAATAACCCTCTTATCGCTATAAGCTGTTGACCTTACAACAAATGTTGTTCTTGGATCTAATACATCATATGTGAAATAGCTTTCCCCATCCTCATATTCTGTATTCACATCAATAAGGACATATCCAACACCGCCGATTTCAACATATCTTGCAAGTTCCTGTTGCTTCTGCCTTGCATTCTGTGATTCGTAGCAACTGTTTAATTCTGCTATAGCTTCTGTGAGGTTAGAATCCTCATTGTCGCCGTTTTGAACTAGCGTTATAGGATTTCCCCACTTAAATCCTAAATTAAACTCTGTGACCTCGTTAGCCACATTATCACAGCATTCACAATCAATGTCTGGTCTGTAAGTCTTTGGGTTCTTCCTAACTATTGGCTGTATTCCTGCGTCATAATCAAGAAGAAACTGTATTCTGTTGGAATTAATATCATGTTCCAAAATTGCTTCACGCAAAATTGGTATTATATTGTCAGGTGTTATTTCTTTTGCGCCTGTATAAATAGCAATTCTTCCTGTCTGCATTGTCTATACCTCTAATAAAATGTCATACCGCTTGAACTTCTGTTGTCCGGTATTTCTTTAATTTGAAAATTATCATCATCGTTAGGCACATACCATATCCATTTGTGGCAATGCTTGCACGCTAATTTATGTGTTCTTGTGTCTTTGCTGTCTGCCTTAGTCAAAAACTTATGGCAGTTTGGACACATAATTGATTTATCTTTATTCATATAAAAATTCATATTTCCACCTCATTGCATAACAAAAAACACCGCTACAATTAAGTAACGGTGCCTCTGATAAGGAATATATTTATGAAAAACAGCTCTGTAATTTCTTACAGATACAGTATATCATTAGCGCAATATGACATTCTATGACATCTTTAAATATGTGTTGCCATATTTTTCTTCAAATGCCTTAAGAGCTTTTCCATGAAGTCTAATAATTTGTCTCCATGAATATTTCATTTCTGTAGCGATAACCTCGAAAGTTTTCTTTTCAATATATCTTGAAAACAGAATATTATAATAATCTTCATTCTCTATGCTGTCTATTTGCCCTATAATCAAGTTTTTCTTTTCAATATATTCATCTATCATATTATCAAGATTGCGCTCCATTTCGTCAATTTTGGCGTATGTAGAGCCTATTTTATCTGGGTCAGATGATGATATTACCTTTTCTTCGTTTCCAATCGCCGATATGCTGCAAGAAAGTTCTCTAAGCTGTGTTATTTCTGTTAGCTTATTGTTTATCATTCTGTTAAGTCTGCTTATTTGATTCAAATAGTCCTTAGTTGTCATATAAACCCTCCTCTTATATCGGACTTGACATTATTACTGTTTGTGTTGCCTTTTTATCTATTACTATTGCAAGCTGTGTTATCGAATCGCTTGCATCATCGTGTGGATTTTTACCCTCTGATGTATACATTGTAAATTCATCCATAGCATCTTGATACATCTGTGTTCTTATGTAAGTTGGTCTATCATCTATTGCAAGATACTGCCTACTCATAAGGAAAATAAAAGTTTCTTTTACTCTGTCAGAATATCCTTTGATTTTTTCCTCTTTAGGCAGTTTGGTATTTGCGTAATATGGAATAATTCTGCAAAAATATACATTCTGCTTTTTCATTTCAGCTTTTATACTGTCCGTTATTAGCTTCCCACCAGCATTTTGTTCAATGTGCAATTCTGTTATGTAATGTTTCTTGATAGCTGCTACAACCAACGGAACTGTAACCGCCTGTGTACCTTTTTTATATACCCAATCAATAATATATTTTTGCTTTCCACCAAAATCAGCACATACCGGCATTGATAAATTATCAGCTCCGCCAAAAGCCGGGTCGCACAATGCTATTATTTTTCGTTCTTTATTTTCCAGCTCATCGTTAAAGTCTCCATTGAAAAATCTCAATTCGTTGTCCGGGAATAGCAATCCCTCACGAACATAAGGCTTTTGCATAAACTTAGCCATCCATTCAGCTTTATCAAGTTTTTCCCTCATATCTCTGTAATAAGCTGTTGAAAAGCCATTTATTTCATAGTCAAAGTTGCTCTCATCATTTTCATTAAGTGCCGGTATTCTTCTAAACCTGTATTGTGGGTCATTTTCGTATTGCTTTCTCATTCGTTCCAATGGGTCAAGGACATTCCATAATGTACCTACCATCAATTCTCTTGCACCATCGTTTTTTCGGTCAACCATCTTGTTTAGATACTCTTGATAGGTATTTTCCATTCGCATAGGTGATAATGAATGTTCTCTATCTCTTACCAAATCATCCACATACAAATATCCATCTTTCGATACATCAACCGCACCGGTCCAAGTGCCATCAATACCACGACAAGTAACTGTCGCAAATCTGTCTGGATTTCCAAGGGTTATTGTAAATTCATCAGCACTTTTATCTGTTACAAGTGGTTTATTTGCGTATTCTGGATTCCAAAAATAAAACAATTCAGAAAATGTATACTCTTCTGTAGTAAATAAGTTCATAAGTTCTTTGTAAAAGCCTTTTGCGAGTATTCCAGAGTGACCGCCCATAGCTGAATGGCTATTAGGTCTGCGTAACGATACCCACGCAAGAAAGAATATACAAATTGTGGACTTTCCAACTCTTGACGGCATTGATAATCCATAAAATTTAATTATTCTGTTTTCAAGGTCTTGCAAATCATTGACAACTATTTTAAGGGTGTGTCGCCTTGGAAAATAAAACCTTTTGCTGTAATGTCTTTTCCGTTCCATATAAAACATAAAGCTCTCAAAATCATAACAACTTTCAGTTTTAAGAGTTTTATACCATTTGTCAATTAAAGGATATTCTTCATCGTTGTCTTGAGCATATTTTTCTAAGTCCCATATTCCAACGCCGCTATGCTCCACGCAAAACTGTTCTATAATCTCTTTACAGCGTTTTGTTAGTTGTAATCCATACTGAATATCCTTTTCAGTTTTAATTGCCACTTCTGACGCTTCTATGTATGCGTCCATAACGCTTTCATCTATTCCATTTTTCTCTATGTAATTTTCATATCCATTGATTGTAGAAATAAGGCTCTGACTAGCCATAAGAAAAGCACCTCCACTTTTCAGCAAAGGTGCTTATAGACCTCTGCCTATAATTGTTTTAGGGTAGCGACTACAATCAATCTGTAGCCGGTAATATCGCTTAATCAATATCTGCAATGCTTTCTACAAAGCAGTTGTAGTAGATATATCTCTTGCTGTTAAAATCAAACTTAACATATTCACCATCGTTTGTATCAATATCAATTTTGCCTTTATATGTTGCAAGTTCTTTACCATCTGCCGTGTATACAGTAATTGTTCTCTGCATGTCGCCATTTACATCACTTTTCATATCTGTTACCATTCTGTCCCATGATGCACATCCGGTCATTCCTAAACACAATGTCAATCCTAATACAATTGCTATAATTTTCTTCTTCATAAAAATTCCTTTCCGCTGATAATCAGCAATTATTGTTCTAATTCATCCGCACGCCTTGTCATTTCAATCTGTGTTCCGTTTTCATCCCTTGCACCGACAGTTACATATCTGTTACTTCTACTCGTCATATCCCCAATCCGTATTTCCGTTTTATCATCATCAAACTTGTAACACTCACGCATTTTTTCAATGCAGTTATTCATCTCTGATATTTTCATTGCTTATAAATCTCCTTGTTTCCTCAGTTATTTTAGAGCATATAGCGAAATTCGTTTCAATATGGCTTTGTGGCAGTCTGCCAAACTTTTTCAAAGCATATTTTTCTACAGCTTCTTTGGAAATATCTATTCCAAAATTTCTCAATGCTTCTTTAGATGGCGGTTGATACTCTGATAAAGGATTGTCAATGTTGCTCATTCCTCACAGGTCTCCATCTTTGTCAATAATTCCCTTATCTGTTTCTTTAATCTCTTCTCTGTTGCATTGAAATCCGCAAGTCTTACAAAGTCTTCGTTTTCCTTAGCTTCTTCAAACGCTGAACAGAGTCCATTGTTTTTGTATCTATATACCGGTATCGCATATATATCACTCATTCCTCATAAACCTCTCAAAATCTTTTCTACAATTAGGGCATAATTCATATGTTCTTTCTAAAAATTCATATCTGCGAACATTCTTGATTTCAAGACACATATCATTATCTTCAAAAGTGGGAACTATATCTCCGCAACATCCAACTTGCTTAAATCTAACTTCTTTCCAACTCTTAGGCATCATCTCTTTTCCGCACCTATCGCAAGTGCGCCATTCTTTTTGATGTTTCATTCTTCCACCGCCTTTTAAACCAACCCTAGCATACACAAAATATCAAGTCCTGATATTCTCTCCGCACCCTCTCTTGTGTGCATAAGAATTTCTTTAAGTCTTTCATTTTCTGCATTGCTGTATTTATCTTTATCATACGCTTCTGAAAAACAATAATATTTGCAATATCCATAGCCTGCACCAAGCATATTTCCGTGAACGCTCTTCCCGACAATATCGTAATATTTTGGCACTTTTAAAATATCGTTTTTTTCATCTAGGGTACATTCCTTTTGCTCTGCTTTTAGCTTTGATTGGAGATATTTCAGAAAACTTCGTATATCCTGTTCCGATTTTGAAATATATAAAATTGTTTCTTTCATTCTTCCACCAACTTTCTAAGCACCATACATAAACATATTTCCGAAACGGGAATCATTTAGTGCTTTTTCTAATTCGTCTTTGTACCTAAATGGACTCAAAGGGCTTTTTATTTCTTCCCTCAATATAGGTGACATATTGTCCATCAAAATGCCTTGTGTAGCACTTGCAAGATTTTGTGGTGGCAAATCCGCTAAAGCGCATAGCTCCATTCTTTTATGGTCGCATTTTTCAGATTTAGGGCAACTTTTACATTTTTCTGCTAATTTGCTCAAAGATTCCACCATTACTACACCAACTTTCTACCGCAGATAGGGCAATAATTGATTTCAAACTCTCCCTCTCCATATTCTTCACCGCTGTTGTCATAGCAAAGTTTATAACAATAGCCATAATTAGTTGATTCTATATATGCTCTGCCATATGTATAGCCATTTTCAATTTTCTTCTTTTTGCCGTTGCAAAATTCACACATATCACACCTCAAATCCTTGTAAATATATCCAAATCATAGTTATCTCTGATATAGTCAACAACTTCCTGTAATTTGCTTTTCACAAATTCATCATTGGCAATATCTGGATGGCAATGCATTGTGCAGTTATCTTTCTTGCCTTGTGTCTTATATTTACGATAATCAAATGTCATTGTAAAAAGTGGTATTTCTGTCAGATTCTTTGTCTTGTGCCTTATCCAGTGATTAACAATTCTCTTAATCATCATTCTTCCCCCCATAAATTATCTGGTAATTCCTCGCCGCCATAAATCTTGTTAGCGTATTTCTTAAATGTCGGTACGCTACAGCCTGCTACTTTTGCCGCCTTTACCTGTGAAGCCTGCCCCGATATGTATAAGTTAATTGCTTCATAGAATTTATCTTTGTTTAGTGGGTGTACGCCTGCCGCCATAATAATCACTCCTTGTCTGTTTTACATCATTTTCTGTATCATAATTGCCAATATACCTGTCAGTAAACATATTATTATCGACATTCCCTCTTTAACAGCTGTTGCAATAGATATATCTTCTCTTTCAATGTATTTGATGTTGTAATAAACCCATATCAGCAGCACTATGCCTAATATTAATTTCATAAACATTGTTCCTTTACATCTCTATAAATCTATTTGCCAGCTTACCAAGATATTCAGCATTGGCAAAATGTGTTATTGAATAGTTGGTGCTTTCTCTATGTTCTCTGATGAAATGGTCATTAACCATTCTCTGTAAAACTGTAATGCCCTTATCGTCTGTTTCGTATATAGCGTCAGCGTCGAAATGTCCATGTTCTGTATCTGTGATAGTTGATAGGACCGAACATACATTCTTTAATGTCTTATCTGTAAGTATTGGGTGTACTTTATGGAAATAGATTTCATATAACTGCATATACATCTTAAATCCATCCTTAACACAATCACATATAGCTGAATTATCTATGTTGTTGTCACAGATGTTATTAAACCTATCAACCATATCTTTTTCTTTAAGTAACATTTCATCTCTTGTGACAGCTCTTGCCGTCGGTTTCTCTGAAAACGATGTATGTACCTCTCCATCAATGTTAATTGATGTATTGTCCTTATTAGTAATTAATCTGTCAGTATTTTGTTTATTAGTATTTAATTCATCAGTACTTAATTCATTAGTATTTAATTGTCCGTGGTTTTCTACCTGTTGACATTCAACCCCTAGATTTTCTGTATCTTGTTTTTCTATTTTCTGTTTATATGGTTCTTCGTAAACCTCGTAAGTGTACTTTATTCTTCCACCATTGCTTTTTGTTGGGTTTTCTTTGGTAACCACAACATAATTATTATCCTTTAACTCGTTTAAAGCCGATTTAACGGCTGTTTCATTCACTTTGCTTATTGTAACTAACCCAGCTATTGAATAATCCCAATTATCGGGCAATGAAAGCATTACAGACAATAATCCTTTTGCTTTCAGACTTAAGTTCTTATCCCTTAAATGAGTATTACTCATAACTGTGTAATTTTTTGTTTTATGCACTCTAATTGTTGCCATAATCGAATACCTCCGCTTGATATTATTTATGTATGCCTGTGATACATACTCCGCTTGATTGATAAAAACAACAAACAGGCACAGCGGAAGTGCTTTTCGCTTCGTCAAGCTAGTTTGTTGTAATCAGATAGACAGGACTTGAACCTGTGACTACTTGAATTAATCAAGCGTTACTCCCAACTGAACTACTATCCGTTGTACAGTTTCTTGTGTTGGAAAGTATTTATGGCACTTCATTACATCATTTGCCGTCCTGTTCGCAAATTAACCAACACAAACATTTTAATTATTTCAGCAGGGACTACTGCAACGCCTGCTTATTCGGGAATGACCCGACCACTTGCTATGGTGAGGATTTGCACCTCCACATGACACTTAAGACGAGTTATCTAAGTTGCAGATTTCAACTCATAAATCTACTGCAATACTGGCTACCTATTTCAGCACATAGCAACTTACTCACACCTCTTGACCTAGGATAAGTCCGCAAACAGCATTACGCACGCAGACCTAAGAAGTGCTTTCAAAACGCCGACATCGTGAATCGAACACGAACAACATTTCTGCTGGATAGCTTAGCAAGCTACTGGAATGCTTTTATCCCATATCGGCAAATACCGCCTGTAACGGCTATCAAGGGAAAATGCAATAATATTTTGGGGGATATTGTGGAAGAACCTTGATAAGTTGATTTTCACACCTCTGTATGAGGTAAGCCTTTCCGAGTGGTCTTTCACCACCCTTAACTGAATCTCCAAGAAAGTACATGAAAGGAGGACTACCCTGTAAAATGCAAAACAGTTTGATGGTAGTCTACGATAAAAGTAAGACAAACTACCCCAGTGGGATTCGAACCCACGCTAACGGAATCAAAGTCCGGTGCCTTACCGCTTGGCTATGAGGCATTGATATGGCTATTCTGACAATTCTATGTATTTGTCAATGTACCACTTAGCTTTTTTAATATCTTCTAAGCCATTCTTGTTGCCAGTGCGGTAGTTATACTTAAAAGCATTAAGCAAGCAAAATGTCTTTACAGCTTCAACACCAAATATCTCAAGCATAACATCTATGCACTCATATTTACCGGTTGCATAATGGCTAGGATGATTAACATTGTCATTTACCGGTTTTTCATTGACGCTAGGTGCAACATCTTTGAGAGGTGTAAAATTGTTATTTTCCCCACCACTTACAACGCAATCATTACATGGTCGCTGATTGAATAGTTTCAGCCTATTTTCACAATTAAGGCACATATTTATTATATTTCTTGATTTCATTAAACATCACCTGCCTGTCTATGATTAGCTCTGTAAGTATCAAATCCCTCTGGGTATCTTGCTTTCAGCTTATCAATGTTAATCTGCATGATTTCATCAAGGCTCCAACCGAAGGATTCACAAAGCATTGCAAGATACCAACAAATATCGCCAGCTTCTTTCTTTGCGTGGTCAATATCAAGCTGCTTTTCATGGAAAATCCATTTTTTAATTATGTCGTTAAACTCTCCAACTTCACCGGATAATCCAAGACAAGCATTGAAGATGCCACCAAAATCAAAATGTTGTTCGTCTTCTGCAATCAAATTTTGCTGTAGAAGATATTTCATATCGCACGTTAACATATTTTCAAGCATTCTGTCTGTTGCTTTGCAATCATTTGTCCGCATAGCCAAAGCCTGATATTCTGCTCCCTGCATTTCTAACTCCTAACTCTTTTTTATTTTTAAAATTTTTTGGAATTTACTCGGCTGAATTAGCCGTTTTGATGTGTGTATTCATTGAATATCTTGTGAATAATTAAGATGTGTCTATTATACACCTATTTATCAGATTTGTACAGTAGATTTATTGATTATATTATATGGGTTATTATCAGGACTATATATTAATAAATATAATGGTTATTGTATATAGTTTAATAAATTATTATTGGTTGGTTATGTATATATAAATATATATAATAAGCCTTTTTATTTTTGAGAATATTTGAGCGACTTAGTTGGGCGTGCAATGCGTGTATATATAACCCCCACGCCCTGCGTTTGTATATCTTGCACAACGAAATCAGCCAGAGCGGAGCCATTGCGCAATGAATAATTATCACGCAATCGCTGTTAATCCGCTTGTTCACTAGCTTTGTCGTGCTTTTATCGCTCAAATGTTCTGTTTTATCATTTCGCTAAAGTCTAATTTAGCGAAATGATGTTATCGTGAGCCAAACGGCTAGAAACCGCTTGTTTACTGGCTTTGTGGGATTTCTTGTACATCTTGCACAATGATTTCTTGTTGTGCAATTTGACGAACATTAGAGCCTTGAGCATTTCCAGATGATCCGAGCTGCGGAAGGTCTGCGGCTGTTTTAATGACCTTTGCGGTGCTTTCTCTGCTGACACCGGGAAGATTCCACGCATAATGTCTGTTAAGTATTGCAAGGATGCCGACAGGGTTTTTATTGCCGGTTGCGAGCTTATTTGATAGACTTTCTTCGCGGAAAATACGCAGTTTTTGCACGATATCGAAGCCTTTTGTACTTAGTTTTCTCTCATCTGCTCCCCAGTCCATTAATGTATCGTAATTAATACCTGTTAATAAACTATATCCCATTATGCTACACTCTTTATCATATACAGAACATAAATAATAATATATATATAATATATACTCTAATTTATCTAAATCATACATATAAAAATTACTATCCATTATGCAGTTAGTGTTATTTTTATCAATATTATTACTTAACTTTAATATACTTTTATCACTAAAGACATATTTATTAATATACATTAGGGCAGCATTCCATCTGCTTTGCGGTTCTTTGGTCATATCTTCAATGTTGTGCTCTTCGCAAAACTGCGACAAATAAAGCTCTATGTCATTTTGAAATACTTCGGGCGTGTCTGGTGTTTCCTGTACTTTCTCCATGTGTTCCCCTTTCCGCTGGATCTGCTCCAGCTGATTAATTATTATATATTTAATAACATAAAAATAACCCGATAACAATACTAATATTATCGGGTGTAAATCTTATATATTTAATTATTAGCAATATAATAACACAATAAATATAATTAATCAATAGGCATTAAAAAAGCGATGTATAACAGATATACACCGCCTAAATCATATATTATCTTCTTTCTTTAATCGTCTACTATTTCAGCCGCTAAAACAGCTATTCGCTGCTTCATTTCTTCGGTTGAACAGGTTTCGTTGTAATAATCGCCAGATATAAGTGTATAGTCGCCAGTGCGCTGTTCTTCGACATTCCAACCACCGCCATATGTCAAACATAAATTTCCATTTAACATAATACCAAGGCTGTCAATCTCCATTTGTGATTTAACAAGCTTTGTAATATATTCTTTTAAATAACCATCATAAGGCGTTTTAATACTATTACTAGCTTTTTTATCCTTTAAGCCACACCTTAATTTAATTATTTTTTTAAAATCGTCTCTTTCCATCTTTTCCACCTTTTAACCTTTCTTAATTGCTTTCTTTTTCACATTCAAACCCGAATAAAATATCATTTGCCAGCTCTTCGCTTATTTCCTCTTCTGCGATTGGCTTTCTGTTCTCTGCTCCGATTATTTCATCAAGGCTTGCATCTATGTCTGCAAGTGCTTTTTCTCTGTCAAATCCAAGTTTGACAACCTTGTTTAATAATTCGATTGTTTTCATCTTTTTCACCTTCCAGCCTTTCGGCTGTCCTTTCTTTTAATGTATCTTAAGTATATACCAATAGTGTTACATTGTCAACACCCTTTTTAGTGTTATTTAAAAATATTTTATTTTTTCGTCGTTGGTTGGTACTATCTCTAAAATGTCGTTTGGCTGGCATCTTAATATAATACATAATGTATTTAAAGTTTTTGTATTAATGTCACTCCTGTTTCTTAGATTCTGCATTGTGCTTTCACTTAATATCTTCTCTTTCCTCATTCTGTTAGCGGTGTAGCCACGCTGTGCCAGCTCTTTTAATACATCTATTTTATATGTAATCATTTACAAGCTCCTTTCTGTTTTGTTTTTACTATTATATATAAAATATTGCAGTTTTGCAACACTTAAAAACAAAATTTAAAAACATCTTAAAAGGTGTTGACATACACCTTAAAAGGTGTTATTATTAAGCTACAAAATAAATAAGGCGGTCACTCCTACCAAGAACGAACCGCCACCAATCAAAAAAGAAAGGTAGCTATATTATAGCACAGGTAAAAAGAAATGAGAAGAACAAACAGCAAAGAAGCAATGGAAGCAATTAAAAACGCAATCATGGAGAGCTACGAAGCAGCAGAGGAATATTACACATATAACAACAAGGAAGCAAAGACAGACTACAACGACATATGCAAAGACATTTTAACGGCTTTTGAGAACGAGAAAGTTAAATATGACTGTCAGTATAGAGCCGGAAGAATTAGTAAATATTCTTTGTTTTGCGACTGGATGGCAGGACTTCCTACAGCTTTCCCTATTTCTGATGATATTTTTCTTGGCTCTGCCGTTGATTGGCTTGCTGATATTTTAGACGAGACAGAAGAGGAAAAAGGCAGATATACAGAGGATAAGGCAGAAGCGACAGCATGTAATCTGCTTTACAGAGAGCTTACAAAACACGCTGCAAAAGCAAAATAATTAATTAGCAAGGTTGGCGCTTCCGGGGTTCGATTCCCCGACTTGCTAAAATAAAAGAGAGGAAGTACAATATACTTCCTCTCTTACCATTCAAAATAGCACTTGTCCTAAAAATATACAACAACAAATGTCTTTGTTATAATAGCATATAAAATATAAAAAGTAAAGGAGATTTAAAAAGATGGCAGGATAT